CAATGTTGTGCCATACTTCTTGATACCAATTTCGCTGCGTTGGTTGAACTTGTCAATTACCTGTTGCACTATCTTGTCTTTATGGTCTCTCGGTTTTTCCGACATGTTTGCAAAGAATTCAGGACTGTCTGTGAAGTCAAGCAATGTGTTTATTGCTTCTGTCACAACAGATGGCTTCTGCATGTCAACATCTTCTTCACCTAACCGCCAGGATTGATGTGATCTTAATACTTCGATTGCTTTTCTTAGTGTCATTTGTTTGCTTAGTTTTAAATTTTATACATACATTGTGGCGAATAATAGGTTTGCAACAGCACCGATGAAAAACATCATCCACACCTGGTTGATTTGTGGTGTTTTTTCTGCATTACCAATTGCCTTTGGTCCAACACGATAACCGCCAAAACCAAAGATTAACCCTGATCCAATGAATGATGCCAGTAAACAGACAAAACCCTGATACCATTGTTGATGATTAGTAAATGCAATTGGATTAATGAATCCTACAAGCAACGCCATTCCTAATAATTTCTTTAATACTTCCATTGTTTTTTATTTTAAAATTAAGATTTTTTCTTTAATAGTTCATCGATGTAGTTTTCAACCTGATTGCGTTGTGCTTCATCTAAATATATTAATTTATCATTAATCCCTTCAATCATAAATGAATCTTCCAGTTCTTTCTTTAATATTTCCCTGTTCCTTGCACTAAGTTTATGATCTATTGACTTGATTATAATATCGCATTTTATAACGTATGAATTGAACAGTTCTTTTGTTTGTGCTGTGCAATCACGTTTTACATCTTCAAAGTATATTTTTGCATTGTTGATGTGATGCAATGCCTTTGCTAAACTGAATGTGTTTTGTGAAAAGTTCATATTGATTTAGAATAATAAGTTGATGTTGTTCCGTTTTTTCTTGTTGTTGTTTCTATTCGCCATAATTTACGATCATCAATCTCTTTCTTTTGACATGAATAAATATCACATTCATTATTGCCAAGTAATCTAATAAACACATAATGTGTGACATGTTTTTCAGGATTGTGATGTGCAATGTAATTAACTGAAAATATTTTTGTATGTTTTGCAATTGCTTTAACATCAATTTTAAATCTATAATCAACAAGAACATCAGGTTCGGGAAGCGGTTTATCCCCTTTAAATGAATTTGGTATGTAATTTTTCCCTATTGATTTTAAATATTCATTATAAATCAATTCACCTAATGCACCGTTTACATTATATTCATCAGGTCTTACATATTCAGGATTTCTTTCATCAAGTTTCCTGTTGTTTTCTGCCCGACGCATTCCAATTTCTTCTGCTTCTTTATGCAGGTGATCAGGAAATTTAAATTTTGTTGTTACTTTTATCATTTATTTAAGTTTAGTGTAATGTTGTATGAAGAAATCATGCTTTCAACCTTATCAGGTGCATAGGTCCCACGTTTCTTCCATAGTTCTTTCATGGCATTAATCATTTCGTTTGGTGTTGGTTTGCGGTTAAATTCAATCATTCCGTCCGGTGTTGATGTTGTTTCCATCACATCTATTTCCCCGAATGCAATCTTGCAAAGTTGCTGTTCTATCTCTAAATCCGATTTTAAACCATTTCTAAGACCTTCGTTTATTTCCTGTGTGTATGTATCATTTATTAAAGAACGTTTAATTTCGGCACGTTTCTGTAACTCAAGGAGTGCTTTTGGTTTGTATCTGTGAAACATTGCAACCGATATTTGCATTTCTTCACAAATATTCGCATTTTTATACGAATTATCCTTTTGTTGCTTTTCAAGTTCATCAGCAAGTTTAAGAATTCTTTGTTCGTTTTTTTGTAACTTTTTCATTTGATATTGGTTTTTGTTCTGCTTCCTGCTGCAATAACTGATCATATTGACCATAAACATATTTTATCATCTGTGCAATGTCCGCACTGCAATGCAGGCAACAAAGATAACCAGGACTAAATTCTTCCCTTATTATGTCCAACATTTTTTGCCTTACTTCATTTGTTAGGTTTGTAAGGAATCCTGCAACAGTCAATGTGTGATGGTGTGACCTGTTCAATTCTAAGAATTGTCTATTTTGAAGTTTCATAAATTGCTTTTCTTTGTTCGTTAATTGTTTTAAAGTTGTAATGTTCGTTGCAATAATTCATCAATCTTCTGCCATACATTATACGTGCATAATCAAAATTAGTCAACATCTTGATGTGCTGATACCAATCTGATTGAAAATCCACATACAGAACGCAATCATCAGGAAAGTCAAGGTAAGGATCAACACGTGATGCAATGACCGGAACACCTGCATAAGCAGATTCCAATATTTTAAGGTTTGACTTATACGAATTGAATTTGTTTGCAATCAATGGAACAAGTGAAATGTCTGCATGATTATACACTTGATAGTATTCTGTCGGTTTCATTCCAGGAAAAACTAATGGTTCAAGTTTTAAACTGCAGGTGAATGCAGACAACATCATGTTTGATTCCGGCATATCGGCAACATAACCGCCGAATGTTGTCTTGATTTTTTTAAGTAGTTGTGAATCTGATGCCACACGTTTCATCGGATTCTTAAGCAAACTAACATCATCTTTGTGTGTGATTGATCCTTGATACAAGATTTGAATCTTGTTGCACTTTTGCGGATTAAGATTGAATTGTTCAAAGCCACCTGGTATGGCATTCGGTAACACGTGAACATTTTTATTGTAAACTTTGATTGCATCTGCTAATCTTTCGTGTGTACAGGTCACAATGTCTGCATCAATCATGTTGTTGATGATCACGTTTGAAACTCCATCTGCGTCCCAATGTGGTTTTAAGATGTGATTTTCTGATAGGTGCCAATAATCATCAATGTCAATTGCAATCTTGAAACCATACTTTACACGTAGTTCATTGATTTCTTTTGCCTGATTAAAGTTTGCATAACGGTTATACACTAACAGATCACAGCCAAACTTTTCAATTGCTTCTTCTGTAAGTTTGTTGGTGATGTGTGTGTCATGGTCCATGTTCATCAGTGGTGTGTACACCCGGTGATAACATGATCCTGCACGTTGGTTTATAATTCCGATAATTTTCATTTGTTATAGTTTTCTGATTACACCGTCAACGATAATTGCAAGGATCATTGCAAGACACATGTAAGGAATTGCAATCCAATGAAACCCGGTAAGGAATAAACACAACCAACCGGATAAACAGGTGTGACAGTTTAAAGGTTTAAAGTTTAGTTTTGCTTTGAATCTGTACGGCATTTGCAGAATATTAATCCAAACAAATGAAAGTGCAACTGCATAGATTATTTCCATAATGATTTTTTTATTTGTGTTTTTGCTTTCTTGATTGCGTTGTAAATTGATTTCACTGGTATTTTGGTGATGTTTGATACTGCCCTGTATGATCCATGTATTGAATAAAGATTCAGCAGTTCTTGATTATACCAATACAAATTTTTAGATTCAATCACACATTTGTCAATCAGTTCATGGTAGTTGTCTGACGAATCCACTTGCTGTTCCATCACATCAACATTAAGTTCATCATTCAGTTTGTGTTGCGTTAAAAATCCGGACCTGTTGCTGAACACTGAATTTGAAATAATCTTGACCAAGAAGAATTTCAATTGTTTTTTGCTGTTCAGTTCGATAATGAATTCAGGTGACTTTTCACAAAGAACGGTAAATGCATATTGCTTCAGATCATCTTGCAGTTCTACTGGCTTAATTTTCTTAATCAATTCATTTACTTCTTTGCTCACATAAAGTTCTGAAATAATATCGTTTTTATTTTTCAATGAAAAATGTGTTTACCAAAAATAAGTAATTTATTTGAATTACAAAACCATTCCTTCCTGCCAAACTGCCGAAGGCAAAACAACCTTTTTCTTTTTTATTTCCTTTCCTTTCCTTTCCTTTATAGCATTGCGGTCGCATTGCGGTCGCAATGCGTTCGCATTTTTCCACCTCTTATTCGCTGATTCACTTGCTTTTATAGATTTATCTTTTCTTTCATTTAACCGCTTTTCTATGCTCAAAGATTTGAATGTTTTTTTGCCTATTATAAACAGTTCAAAGTCGTGTATTACGCTGTGAATTATGTCGCAATGCGTTCGCATATCGAACGCAATGCCTTCGCAATCCGTTGGCAATGCGTTCGCATTATTGTATAAATCTTCAACCAATGCCCAATAAATTCCATACCCTAAAAGACCATGTTTTTGTATCAATTTTTTAATCTTTACATCGGTTCTGGCATTGAAATCATGGCTAAAATAAAACGTGTCTTTTTTCATAAATATTAAATTATTGTTGTGTATTGTCTTGTAAAAGTATTATAAAAAAATGATGTAAATCCTATCTTACCTAGCCATGAATATCTTACTTTTTGAACATAACAGGTAACAGTACCTTTTTGATATGAACGATGAATGCAGATACCATTGTCTGTTTTATTAAAGAAATGCGCTGATCCACTGATGCTGTAAAGTGTTGGAACTTCAAATTCGTTGGTTTGTTTGTTCTTTGCAATCTTTGTCGGGTGTGCAACAATGAAGATATGAATGTCTGTAAGCAGCGCAAATGCTTTAAACTTTGTCAATGATTCACTGATGTATTGTGTTTCTGTTTGGTTTGGCGGAACTTTGTGTTCAATGTAATTCCAAGGATCGATGATAAGACCTTTGATTCCTTTACGATGGACCAGTTCACGTGCCTTGTCAATGATCCCGTCAACAGTGACATCAACTTTATTGATGTTTATGAAACTGAAATGTTCATCAATTATGCCGATGCTTGCCCTGAATTCATCTTCATTCAATCTATGTTCAGGATTAATTCTTTTATTAAATGATTTGCCTGTCACCTTTTCTTGTAGTTTTGTGACGTGAAATGCAGATGGTTGATTCTCAAACGAACAAACCCCCCAATTCCATCTGTGATTCATTGACAACTTTGTCATTATGTAATCAAGAAATTCTGATTTACCTGATCCTGGAACACCTGTAATCATTGTGATCTGTCCGCCGGCAAATGTAAGAAGTTCATCAATACCTTCAATGTTTGTTTCTGATCCCTTTGGATAACCATTTAGATAATAATTGCATACGTCATCATACATTTCTTCCATTGTGTGAATCCCTTCAATAGGAAAGCACGTTGCATGTTCAACTACATTTGCCACAATTGCCTTACCATGCTTTACAAGTACATCATTGAAATCTTTGCAATCATCAGGATATAAAACTTTGTAACACTTTTCTTTGCCGATTCTTCTTGCAAGTTCTTCACGTAGATTATTGCCCACGTCATCATTGTCACAGGCAATGATTACCCTCGTTTTATTTTCAAAGTATTGGTAAGAATTATCAAGATACTGCAGGTTATTACCTGCACCATTTGGAACAGAAACAACATTGTAATATCCGCATTCGTACAAGGTAAGTGCATCAATTTCACCTTCAACAATTATTACTGATTGTGTGTCTTTGATTGCATCGATGTTGTAAAAGATTAGTTCTGCATTCTTTGCAAGTTTGAAATCTTTGTCCTTTGCCCTGTACTTAATATTGATCAGTTCTTCATCACGATAATAATTGAAACATATTGCAGGAACTTCTGCCTGTGCTTTCGGCATCCATTCAGTCGATTCTGTGACCTTAAATCGTAATAAGGTGTTATTACTTATTCCACGTGTTTCAAAGTATTTTATGGTGCTTTCTGATAGTTTGGTTAATCGTTCAACAGGACGTTCATATTTCTTATCATTCTTTTCAAGTTCAATGTTGTATTTTTCTGCAAGGAATTTGATTGCTTCATAATAAGATTTGTTTTGATGTTCCATAATAAACTGGATTACATCACCAGACTTTCCGCAACCGAAACATTTGTAAATACCTTTGTCATTTGATACATTGAATGAAGGTGTTTTTTCTTGATGAAATGGACACAATCCAACTGCAGTTGATCCTGTTCTTTTTAGTTTGATAAATTGTTCAATCAAACTTATTATTTCGATTTGGTTTTTTAGTGATTGCATCGTTTAGTTTAGATAAAAAATGATGGCATTGATAATAATGCCATCATTAAAAGTTGTGAATTTACTTCAAAGAAATTAAATAATCGTAAAATTGAAAGAAATCTTCCGGTGTTTTTGCAATGTGATACAAGGCACCTGAACTGGTGACATTCTTTTCGTACTTCTTTTGATCATCAGACATACGATCTTTGTTTACTTTTACTTCAATATAAATTGGAATGCTGTATTCAAAGTTTTTATTTCTGAAATGTCCTTTGATGTCTGATGTTCCCCTGTCACCTGTTCCCTTCTGCCATTCGATTCCGTTTTCAATTCTTTCAAGTTTGCCTGATAGGATATTAAACTTTTCAAAATACTTCTTTATAGGTCTGCCCATGTTGTTTGTTCGTTCTGCATGGTGACCTGTCCACTTCATGACATTACAGATAAGTGTTGTCAATCCGTTTGCTGTCTTGTACTTTGGTAAAGCAGGTTGAAAGTAATGCCCAGATGAATATGCAGAAGGGTATTTTCTTTTGAAATCTTCTTCGTGTGCTTTGCAGTAACGTTCTTTCCAGGTCATAATTTAGAATGGTAAGTCACCACCAAGTGAATTAATGTATTCTTCTTCAAACTTCTTTTCAATGTTTCCTGCTTTCTTCTTTGGTGCTGCTTTCATTGTTGGTGCTTCTTCTTCTTCCTGCTGATCAGTAACATCAGAAGTTACTTTCCAACACTGCAGGGTGTTAAACACTTTCACTTCGCCTTGTGGATTTGTCCATTCACGTCCACGTAGATTGATTGACATTGTCAATGGTTGACCAGGTCGGAAGTTGTTAAACAAATTTACTTTGTCCTGTGCAACTTCAACTTCAAGTGTTTGCGGGTAATCTGCATTTTCATCATCAATTACCCATACTTTGCGTGACTTAAATGTGCCACGTTCAACAACATCATTCTGTTGTTTAAATTTACATTTTAATTCCATGTGCTTTGTTTTTAATTGTTATTTAAAAATTTTATTTCCTGTCTATTGTTTTACCAATTCCTTCTAAATAATCACAAATTTTTTCAGTTGATTCTTCAATAGTTAAAGGAATGCTTGCTATTCTATTTAACATAGTATCATCTTCAGATTCATTTAATGTATGATAAATGCCATCTATTGAATAATTCAATACCCTTAATTCATGAATTAATAAGGTTTCAAATGTTGTAAGAACTTGATCTTTATGAAGTTGTATAAGGTCTTCAAACTTTCCATTTTTGTTTTCCATGTGTTTTTTATTTAAAGGGATTT